TCTCCTTTGCAGGTCACCGTGGACGCAGCGGGCCCGGACGGTGCCCCTTCTCGCTCGATCACCGGGCTCGCTGCGCCCTACGACGTCGTCGCCACCGTCTCGGACGGCCAGCGGGTCAAGTTCCTGCCAGGGTCGCTGCCCACCGAAGGCCCAGCCCCCAAACTCATCCAGAACCACGACCTCGCCCAGCCGATCGGCATCGTGTCGGAGCGCGTCGACACCGAGCAGGGCATGATGTTCCGAGCCAAGATTTCCAAGACCCGTGCCGGTGACGACGCCCTCGCGCTCGCCCTGGACGGCGTCCTGGACTCCGTCAGCGTCGGCGCCGAGCCCGTCGAGGCTTCGTACGACGACGACGGCACCCTGGTAGTGAGCAAGGCGCGTTGGGTCGAGCTGTCGCTTGTCCCATTCGGTGCTTTCCCTGCTGCTAAGATCACACAAGTTGCAGCGACCCCAGCACCCACGGAGGACATCGAAGTGGACAAGACCCCGATCGCCGAAGTCAAGGAGACGCCCGCCGCTGCGCCGGCGCCGTCCATCGTGTTCGCCGAGCCGCGCCGCGTGCCCGGCCGACTCCCCTCCGCGTCCGAGTACGTCGCCGCGTTCATCGCGGGCGGCGAGTCGTTCGCTGCGGTCAACCGTCTGATCGCCGACCACCAGGCGTACCACAACCCCGTCCAGGCCGCCGCCGGCGACGAGACGACCAGCAACGCCCCTGGTCTGCTGCCCGTCTCGATCCTGGGCCCGGTGTACGACAACATCAACTACATCCGCCCGGTCGTCTCCGCGATCGGTGCGCGCGCGATGCCGCTCGGCGCAGGCAAGACGTTCAACCGTCCCGAGATCACCACGCACACGTCGGTCGCGCAGCAGTCGACGGAACTGTCGACGCTGTCGAGCACCACGATGGTCGTCTCGAGCAACATCGTCACTCGCTTGACGTTCGGCGGCACCGTGCTGTTGTCCGAGCAGGACATCGACTGGACCGACCCGGCGTCGGTGGACATCGTGCTGCAAGACCTCGCGGGTCAGTACGCCGATGCGACCGACAACTACGCAGCCGACCAGCTCTACTCCGCCGCGACCAACGCGGGAACGTGGAACGGCACCGCTGCGACGTTCCTTGACGAGATTTACATGATGGCCAGCGTCATCTCATCCACGTCCAACGTGTTGCCAACGCACATGTTCGTCAGCCCGGCGACCTGGCGCAAGATCGGCGGACTCGTGGACGGCAGCAACCGTCCGCTGTTCCCGACCGTGGCGCCCTACAACGCGGCAGGCACGCAGGACGCCACAAGCTGGAACGGCAACCCGCTGGGCTTGCAGCTCGTGGTTGACAAGAACTTCGCCACCGGCGGAGGCAATGACCGCATCATCGTCGCGACCGCCGCAGGTCGCTACGCAGGGTTTGAGATTTACGAGAACCAGCGCGGCCTCGTGGCAATCAACAAGCCCGAGGTGCTGGGTCGCCAGGTGTCGTTCCGCGGCTACTTCGCCACGCTCGCCATTGACACGACCAAAATTCAGTACGTCAACTGGACCTGAGTTAGGAGGGTCGCATGGCGACCTACACAACTCTTCAGGCGCAGGTCAACGACAACGTCGCGGTCGTCAAGACGTTGACGTCCACGCCGGTGGAGGTCGGCAACAGCGTCACGTTCAGCGGCTTCGCGTCACCATTCACGGCGCTCAACTCGACATTCGTCGTCACGGCGGTGCCGCAGCACCTGTTCCTGGGCGTGGACGACGAGGGCGACTACCTGTACGACTACAACGTCCCGATCATCAACCAGATCGCCGTAGCGGTCACGACAGCCGACGCCGACCGTCAACCCGCGTCCGCCACGCTCACGTTCACCCCGACGTGCAGCTGGGTCAGCGTCGCTGACGTCGAGGACTGGCTGGGATTCACCGTCACCAACCCCTCAAGCGACTACGACCTGCTCGTCATGGCGGTCGGCGCAGGCAACCAGTTCGCCTGGCGTCGCCGCCAAGAGGCGGGCTACTTCGACAGCTTGACGACCGTGCCGTCCACCGACGTGAAACTCGGGACCGTGATGTACGCCGGGTACCTCTACAGGATGCGCGGCAGCGCTTCCGAATCGTACGCCGCGTACGACCCGCTCGCCACGTCTGGGCCGATCGGCGGCTCGTTCATTGAGGTGCTGCGCCTGCTCGGAATCAACCGACCGCAGATCGCCTGATGCCTACGCTGCTCGAGAACGGCTACCAGGACATGGTCACGCTGCTGGGCGCCATCACAAACCTCCCTGTGGTGTCCAGCAGCGACCCGCGCAACATCAACCCGCCCTGCGTGCTCGTGGACGCGCCCTCGTTCCTCATGCACACCAACGTCATCCCCGAGATGCAGTTCACCATCAAGATCATGGCAATCGGCCCGGGCGACCGCAAAGCGCTCGACAAGCTGCTCGAGCTCGCCGACAAGATACGCGCAGCCAACCTCGGCCTGCAATCCGGGCGACCGACCGTCGTGCAAATTGGCAGCCAAGACTTCGCCGGGTACGAGCTCACCCTGTCCACTAAGGTGACAGCATGAGCCAACGTCAATGGGTCAAGCTGCGCGTCATCTCGGACAAGGTCAACGGCGCAAGGCGCGGCGACATCATCGAACTTGACGACCTCATCGGCGTCGAGTACCTGATCGCAACCGGGCAATGCGAGCGCGTGCAGGACGAAAAGCCTGCCACCAAACCCGACAAGAAGCCGTCTAAACTCGGACGCAGACGCAACAAGGAGTAGCACATGGCAACCACAGTCCTCAGCAACCCGACAGTCTCGGTAGGCGCCAGCAGCGGCTCGGCGACCGCCCTCACCGTTCAGGTCGTCAGCGCGGTCATCAACGACAGCGTTGACGCGCTTGAGTCCACCGCGTTTGGTCAGACGAACCGCACGTTCGTCAAGGGCCTGTCCACCGCGACCGTCACGCTGACGCTGCTGATGGATTACACCGCAGGCTCGACCTACGCGCTGTTGCAGCCGCTCGTCGGCGCAGCCGCCACCTACGTCGCAATCAAACCGACCAGCGCGGCGATCAGCACGACCAACCCCGAGTTCCAACTCACCAACGGCTTGCTCACCGGCATGGACTACGTCAACGGACAACTCGGTGAACTCCAGCAGATCGAGGTCACGTTCCAGGGCGGCACCCTGGTCATTGACACGACTCCATAACACCGACTGATTACAAGGGGCAGAGATGAAACTGACGTTCGTCGTCACCTACCTGACACCGGCAGGCAAAGAGCAGCGCGACACCGTAGAGATTCAGTTGTCGGACTTCGCAGCGTGGGAACGCGAGATGGGTCGCCGCGTGCAAGACCTGCAATCCGGCATGGGCGTCAACGACATGGGATTCCTGTGCTGGCACAGGCTCGTCAAATCGCAGCGCGAGTCGCGCGACTACAAGACGTGGATGGAATCCGTGCAACAGTTCGAGTCGCAAGAGGTCGACCCGGCAAACCCTACGGACTCGGCACCGTCAGACGCCAGTTAGCAGAGCTGCTGCTCGCCACCGGATGGTGGCCTCCCGACGTGCTGTTTGACTCGAGTGACCTCGCGACGGTACTACTCTTGTCACGTAAGAGGAACGAGCAACGATGACGAGCGTCTACAGCCAGATCAAAGTGGTCGGCCTCAAAGAGGCAATCAAGGCGCTCAACGACATCGACAAGAAAGCGCGCCGCCAACTGACCAAAGATTACAAGCAGATCGTGGACCCGGTCATCAAGGAAGCCAGGCGCCGCGTGCCGGGTGACGGTCCGATAAGCGGCTGGGAACGCAACTGGAAAACGCGCAGCGGACGCCAGGTGCTGCCCTGGGTGGGTGCCACAGGTGAGCGCTACATCAA